CATGGGTCATTACATGAAACAGGGCTATGCAATTAAACAACTGTAAAAAAATAGTTCTTGACATTTGTGGTATTTTTTAGTATAATATATGTTCTTATTTGACTGGCCGAAAATCTACGACGCCTCCAAAGGTAATGTCGTTGAGATTGTACGAATTTTTAGGATGATTGTTGAAAAACAAATTCCTAAGAATAAGTACGATCCCATATTTAGATATTCGCAGAAAGACTTCTCAGGGATTAGCTTTATGCTACATCCCGACGTCCTCCTATACCATTCATTTAAGTATAAATACCGTGAAGTTGCACAGTATATAAGTTTGTGCGCTCTGCGTTCAGCAGCAGACTTTATCTCAACACAAGATCCTTCTCTTGAGATGGTTTTGATGCCAGGATTAAGTCCCGAAAGAATAATAGAAAACAATAGGCTACTTGAGATAGATGAAGATAGAGTATATTTTCGCTACGAAGAAGTCAATCCAAAGGAGATACACTAATGGCTATTAAGTTTAACCAGCACAAAGGTGCTGCACAAAAATCAAACATCACTTCATTTCAGTACACTGACGGTGATAACAAGTTTCGTCTAGTAGGAGATATTCTTGCTAGATATGTGTACTGGATCAAAGGCGAGAACGATAAAAACATTCCTCTAGAGTGTTTGTCTTTTGACCGCAACAAGGAATCATTTAACAACCAAGAGCGAGACTGGGTTCGTGAATACTACCCCGATCTGAAGTGTGGCTGGAGCTATGCAACTCAATGTATTGATAATGGTCAAGTTAAAGTTGTAAACCTCAAGAAGAAGCTGTGGGAACAAATTATTACCGCAGCAGAAGACTTAGGTGATCCAACAGATCCCGAAACAGGCTGGGACGTACAATTTAAGAGAGTAAAAACCGGCCCTCTACCCTATAATGTAGAGTACCAGTTACAAGCTCTTAAATGCAAGCCTCGTGCTCTAGGCGAGGATGAGCTTGCTTTGATTGCTGATCTAAAATCTATGGATGAAGTTATGCCTCGTCCAACTCCCGATGCTCAGAAAGAGCTGTTAGATCGTGTCCGTGACAGTGCGGGCGATGAGATTGATGAGACTATTGAAGACGAGTTTAAGATTGCATGATTTTATTTACGGCTGATTGGCACATTAAACTGGGGCAGAAAAATGTCCCAGTTGAGTGGGCAACCAAAAGATATAATGAATTTTTTAACCAAGTGCACCAGCAAGCAGAAAGCTGTGATATGCACATCATTGGAGGAGATTTATTTGATCGTATACCTACAATGGAGGAACTTTCTCTATACTTTTCTTTTATAAGAAAGGTGAAGAAGCCAACTCTAGTATACGACGGTAACCATGAAGCAACTCGTAAGAATAGAACATTTTTTTCACAACTAAAACAAGCATCAAGGGATATCAACCCATTAGTAAATGTGGTTGATATTTCTTATGTTGATGAAGATTTAGGTTTTGGGGTATTACCATATGCTGACTTGCACAGAAAAGATAGCATAGAGCATTTTGATACAAAACAACCCCTATTTACTCATGTCAGAGGAGAAATTCCTCCTCATGTAAAACCAGAGGTAGACCTAGATCGTTTTGCTGATTTTCCTGTAGTGTTTGCAGGAGACTTACATGCACATAGTAATACACAAAGAAATATTGTATACCCAGGTAGTCCAATGACTACTTCTTTTCATAGACAAGAAGTTGAAACCGGCTACCTTCTTATCAATCCCAAGGATTGGTCGTGGGACTGGTGGCCGTTTACACTACCTCAATTGATTCGCAAGACTGTAAAAAATCCTGCGGATATGGTAGCAACAGCTTATCATCATACGATTTATGAAATAGAAGGCGATATACAAGAGCTAGCAGCAGTAGAAAATAGTGACTTACTAGATAAAAAAGTTGTGAAACGAAACTCAGAAGCATCTTTAGTCATAGAAAAAGATATGACAATGGAAGATGAATTAGTAGAGTATCTAAGATACATCTTAGAGATACCAGATAATAAAGTAATGGATATTGTAGGAACGTATAATGATTACGCTCAAAAAGCTCAAGTGGAGTAACTGTTTTAGTTATGGCCCGAATAATGAGTTACAGCTAGATGATAATACTGTTACTCAAATAATTGGTACAAACGGTATGGGTAAATCGTCTATACCGTTAATTATTGAAGAGGCTTTATACAATAAAAACTCAAAAGGCATCAAAAAAGCAGATATACCAAATCGGTATATAAATGATGGATATGATATAGAGTTAGAGTTTGATAAGGCAGGAAAAAATTATCTAATTCGTATAAATCGAAAAAACAATATAAAAGTTGCTTTACTAGAGAACGGAGAAGATATATCAAGCCATACGGCTACAAATACTTACAAAAGTATACAAGAAATATTGGGAGTAGATTTTAAGACTTTCTCACAGCTTGTTTATCAAAATACAAATGCTAGTTTGCAGTTTCTTACCGCAACAGATACTAATAGAAAAAAGTTTCTAATTGATCTGTTAAGGTTGGAAGAATACGTTCAGCTATTTGAAGTATTTAAAGAAGCATCACGAGAGTCTTCAAACAAGATGATTGAGGTATCCTCAGAAATTACAACTATTGAAAAATGGTTATCAAATAATAAACTTGAGGCTACCAATATACTACCACTATTAAATTTAGAAATTGATACGGAAGAAGATGAGAAGACATTCCGTTCTCTTTCAGTAGAACTTAAAAATATTTCCGAAAAAAATAAAAAAATTCTAAGAAATAATCAGTATAAAGAAATGCTGGGTGCGATAGATATTACTAAAATACAGTCTGCATTAGAAACGCTTCCTGATACACAGTCCTATGATAAGTATCAGAGTATTATAGGACAGATAGAGGGGTCAAAAAGAGCTTCCGATAAAATGCTGCAAAAGCTTGAACAACTAGAGGATAAATGTCCTACTTGTGAGCAAGATATAGATGCAGAATTTAAGGATCAGCTAATCAAAGCCGAGAAGAAAACTCTCGGCTTTTTAGCCTCGGAAAAAGAATCTAATGAAGACATTATACGGCAGATAAAAAGAAATAATGCTGCTAGAGCTAATTTATCTAATGCTCAGAAAGAGTGGGAAGATTTATTTAGAAGTATAGATGATAGCCTACCCTCTTATATTCTTGATGCAGATGAGCTACAAGAAAAGTTGAATGAGGTTAGTTTAGAATTAAAGAAAGCAAAAGCAAAATTAGCTGATATTGCTTCACAAAATGAGGCTATTACAAGAAGAAATACTCGAATTGAAATAATTCAAGCTCAGACAGATGGATTTGTACAAAAATTATCTGCAGCACAAGAGGTATTGAATCAGAAAAAAGACTTGGACTCTAACTTAGAGATTCTAAAGAAAGCTTTTAGTACAAACGGACTACTTGCTTATAAAATAGAAAATCTAGTAAAAGAGCTGGAAGAGTTAGCAAATAGCTATCTTGCAGAACTATCAGATGGTAGATTCACACTAGAATTTATTGTATCAAATGACAAGTTAAACGTGCAGATTACTGATAATGAGAATATTGTAGATATTCTAGCACTTTCTTCTGGAGAGCTAGCAAGAGTAAACACCGCTACTTTAATAGCTATTCGTAAACTTATGAGTAGTATATCAAAGTCTCGAATCAATATATTATTTCTTGATGAAGTTATAAATGTTCTTGACGATAGTGGTAGAGAAAAGATGGTAGAAGTATTGCTACAAGAAGACTTAAACACTTATGTAGTATCACACGGCTGGACACATCCTTTACTAGAAAAAATAGAGGTTGTGAAAGAAGGAAACGTAAGTAAACTAGAATGGTAGATGAAAAATTACAGCTAATTCTCTTCAATGAAGAGTCCAGACAAAGCAATCAAATAGAGCTAATAGCAAGTGAAAACTTTGCGAGTGAAGCCGTACGAGAGCTTTGTGGTAGTGTTTTTACAAATAAATATGCAGAGGGGTATCCAGGAGCTCGTTACTATAATGGTTGTCTGTATATGGATGCTATGGAGTCTTATGCTCAAGAGCTAGTTCAAAAGCTATATGGATGTAGTCACTCAAATGTTCAACCCCATAGCGGGGTCAATGCAAATACAGCAGTCTATCAGGCTTTTTTGAAGCCCGGAGCTAAAATTCTTGGAATGGATCTTGCAAGTGGAGGACATTTAAGTCACGGAGCAAAGCCTACACTGAGTGGTAAAGTTTACAAAGCATACTCCTATGGAGTAGATAAATATGGCTACATAGACTATGCTCAAGTAGAGAAGGTTGCCTTAGAGCAGAATGTAGATATGATTGTGGCAGGAGCAAGTGCTTACTCTCGACATATAGATTGGGCAAAGTTTAAAGACATTGCAGAAACAGCAGATGCTTTTCTTTTATGCGATATGGCACACTATAGTGGGTTAGTTGCAGCTAAAAGATACCCAAGCCCTCTGCCGTATGCAGATGTAGTTACAAGTACTACACATAAAACTTTGCGGGGACCAAGAGGCGGTATGATTCTCTGGAATAATCCAAACTATACAAAGAGAATCAATAGTGCTATTTTTCCTGGTACACAGGGTGGACCTCTTATGAATATGATTGCTGCAAAAGCACAATGCTTTGCAGAAGCATTAGAGCCTACATTTGGTAGATACATTGATGATGTAATTAAAAATGCTCGTACAATGGCAAAAGTATTCATGAAAGCTGGGTACAATGTAATTACTGGGGGAACCGATAGTCATGTATTTTTACTTGATCTGAGTGATAAAACAATTAGCGGAAAAGAAGCTGCTGACAGACTAGAAGAAAATGGTATCACTGTAAATAAAAATGGTGTGCCAAATGATCCTCGTAATTTTATAGAAACAAGCGGTATACGAATTGGTACGGCGGCAGAAACAACAAGAAATAGATCTAGTTATTGGTTTGAAAACTTAGCCGAAACGATGGTCGAGATATTGGAGAAGTAGTGGTAGATTCGAGGGCAAAAGGAGCTAGAGGCGAGTATCTTGTAAGAGATATGCTACGAGAGCATACTGGTCATCAATTCGAAAGAGTTCCTAGCTCTGGAGCACTTGAATATTTAAAAGGAGATCTGTATGTTCCTCATGCAAAAAATAAGTATTGCATTGAAGTAAAAAACTATGCAGAATCTCCTTTATCGGATAAAATATTTACTGCTACTAAAACAAATAATCTAATACAGTGGTGGACTAAATTGATACGACAAGCAGAGGGAGGCAATCAGCTTCCTCTGTTATTTTTTAAATATAATCGCTCTCCTGTATTTATAGTTGCAGAGTATGAGCCAGAATATACAGATTATATGTATATCTCTAGTTTAAATTGCTATGTATCTCTTGCAGAAGATTGGTTAACTATGGAAAAATTGGAATTTTTAGATGGCATTTAACTTTACAGATAAAATAGTTGATAATGATATCAATTGTACGCTTATAGTAGATGCCTTAAACTTGGCATTTAGATGGAAGCATCAGGGACGGTCAGACTTTCGGTAT